GCCAGATAAACCAGATGAAGTTGCAGTACTAGCTCCCACTGCGTTTAGATCAGCAACAGTCAGATTCAAAGCACTGGCTATAGCAGCCATGTCGAATCCTGAATCTGCAAATGCAGTTACATCATCAATAGTTACAATCTTACCAGTCCCACCAAAACCTTGATCTATTAAATAACTTTGTATGCCAGATAAACCAGATGAAGTTGCAGTACTAGCTCCCACTGCGTTTAGATCAGCAACAGTCAGATTCAAAGCACTGGCTATAGCAGCCATGTCGAATCCTGAATCTGCAAATGCAGTTACATCATCAGCAGTTACAGTCTTACCAGCCCCACCAAAACCTTGATCTATTAAATAACTTTGTACGCCAGATAAACCAGATGAAGTTGCCGTTGAAGTTTGAACAGCGGGGCTATAATCAGCAATAGCCTGTAATTGAGAAGACGTTGTTCCTAAAGCAGTAGCTAAGGAATCTAATGTAAACCCTGAAGTTAAAAAATCTTGTACATGTGTTTGGGTTATACTTTGTGGAGTTACTCCGAAACCTAACCCGGTTAAATACTCATACACAGGGTCAACAAAACTTGTATCTTCTGTAATATCAGCACCGCCATCAGTCTCACCAGAAGCAAATCCCCCTGCTTGAGTTGAAATTCCGGTTCCAGTCCCTACACCACTTACGGCACCCATAAGGTCCGTAGAAGCTGTGGTTCCTGTTGTGGTTCCTGTTGTGGTTCCTGTGGATGTTAAAGGAGGTCCATCAAACTCAGGAAGTAACTCTCGCTGGTAGGTATAGCCGGGGATTTGTATTTGGTTCGCGTTTAGTGCTGCACCACCAACCGCAGTGCCTGTAGATACAAACTCACCGGGGGTAAAATAATTTCTTCCAGCCGCACCGGGTCGTCTGGTGAGCGCAGTTACAGCATCTTGATTATCCACGATACCTCCTTCTTGATATGCATATACTCTTTCTCCTTTTTCTTTTTCGCCTTCATTATCAGCATCGTACATATATGGAGCAAAAATACTTTCTCCACCAACATCATAAAGGTAATCAATATCTACTACATCCCCCGGTTCTTCTCTTATCCCTCTGAACCCGGAACTAGGAGTGGGCAAAGAAAAGTCTAGTGTCCCAGTAGCTAAAGTATCAGTATCAAGTGTCCCAGTAGCTAAAGTATCAGTATCAAGTGTTCCTGAAACGTCCGGTGCAAGTGATCCTAAAACCCCCGGTTCAAACGCCCCCAGAGTATCTAAATTTAACACGCCACTAGCATCTAAAGCTCCTATACCTCCAGATACATCTGGACCGCTTGTGCCTCCGGTTACATCTAATGTTCCTACACCTCCCGCCACATCAAAAGCGCCTATACCCCCGCTCGTATCTAATGTTCCTACACCTCCAGATACATCTGTACCGCCTATACCTCCGCCTACATCTAATGTTCCTACACCTCCAGATACATCTGTACCGCCTATACCTCCGCCTACATCTAAAGTTCCTACACTTCCAACAGGCGCATCGATGGAAGATGTAGTAGCGGCTGTAATAGTGTCATCAGCGGCTGTAATAGTGTCATCAGCGGCTGTAATAGTGTCATCAGCGGCTGTAATAGTGTCATCAGCGGCTGTAATAGTGTCATCAGCAGTGGTTACAAGAGTGTCATCATCGTCATCGTCCCCAAACCACCCCGTAACACCTGATATAGCGGCAGCGCCAGCTAATATGCCGCCCAGTATAGTTTGCCAATTTGAACTCGACGGGCCCGCAGCAGCCACACCAGTTACCGTTGCTGCTTCTTCTGCTTCTCCTGCTGTTGTTGCTTCTGCTTCTCCTGCTGCGGCTTCTCCTGCTTCTGCTCCTCCGGTTGTAGCTGTAGCAGTACTACCACCCCCGCCTGTAATTATTTTTCCTGCCGCCTTAACAGCTTCTTCTATTTTTGATTTTACAACTCTTACGGTTTTCCCAATCGAACCTTGAAAAATCTCTGCTATTAAATCTACAGGTAAACCTGTAAGTTCAACAATACGTTGTGCTACTGCTTCGATAGCTCCTGCTGCGTAGCCCCCCGGATTTTGTCCAAGAATAGTTTTTATAGCGTCGTCTAACGATGTAATACCAGTCGTATAGCCGTAATCTATTCCGGGTGTTCCCTGTTTCCCCTCTGTATGCCCAGCATAAATAGCCGTTTCTTCGTCGGGGTTAGTATCATCCCCAATTAGTATGTTATGTCTAACAAACACCGGCCCAAATATAAGACCCTTTTTCGCCTCCTGCCACCAATTAGTGTCGTTTGAAGGTTTAAAAATAGTTTCAGCTCGCGGTACGTCACCGCGCCCCTGATATTCACTTCCTCTCGTCCCGTCTCCTATTGTGGCATACACATATAAGTCATCTTCAAGAGGCTCAATGTCGTATTTAAGGGTCAGTGCTTCAAGCGAATCCGGTCCATGTTTCTCAACTGCGTGCAAGTACTCAAGTCTTTTATCTTCTACCTCTTGTATCTTGGCTACCCACTCGTCATAACTAATTGGAGTGACATTGGCCCACTCAGGATGGTTCCTATAACCAGAAGAACGTAAATCCGGCGGTCCTGTTGTACCGGGGTCCGGTGTAGTATCAGTAGCTATAACACTATTCGCTAACGCATCCGCGTAGGTATCAGCTTCACCGGCAGAAAACGCATCAAAGGCAGTTCTATTCATGCCGTAGTATGTGTCTAATGCGTCTAATTCGCTTACGTTATAAGCTTGGGTTTCTTCCGGTGTAAAAGCAGTCCCATTGTCATGGAAAAGAGGCTCACCTAAAGCATGGCGGTCCCGTATATTTTGAAGTTTATCCGTATATCCAAGCACCTGATTGTAATCAACAACTGGCTTGCCGGAATGAGCGTTAGCAGCCGCATAGGTAGCAGCTTCATCAGCACCAAGTGCTGCATTGAAAGTATTTTGGAACAGGTCCATCCCTGTACTACCTGATCCTCGCATTGCGTTATATTTGGTGTTGTCCCACTTATATAGATCATTGGTGTAGGAGCCGGGTCCAAATGTGCCGTCATCGTCACCAAAAACACCACCGCCCTTATCAAACCCTTGCACGGGGGCATCCTCCGCAAACTCGTTGGGCGTATTGCTTATTATTTGTCTTAGTACCGATTCAGACATTACGGTAGTGTCCCCGGCAGTGCTGAAACTAAAAATACACTAGCAATAGCAGAAGGTATGACAGGCGCGGGGCTGGATGCCGCCTGATAATTGAGGTTTACATTAGTATCGCTGGTTGCCCACATAATCTCTATGTACTGCCCTGCCTGTACGTCAATCGTGAAATTATAATTAAATGCGTCGATGCTGCCAGAGCCTGATAAAACGTGCTGCTTGGCAGTATTCGTTACATCTGTACCACTTCTTTTTACCCATATATCAACCGTCTTTGCTCCTGCTGAACTACTGGTTAGCTGGGCAGACACTTCAAAGTTGTAAACCCCTGAATACGTTGGGGTTATTTGGGTGTTAGACGCTACGCTCAAGGCTTCACCAAGATACGTGTTTTCAAACTGTATGGCATACGCAGTGCCAGTTAGCCCTGCACTTTGATCTACCGTGGAATAAAACTTTCCATTCGGTGTACTTAAAAACCTTCCTCCGTAATCCCCGGTCAACAAATTTACAGTATTTGCTAAACCATTGAAAAACAAACGCAATATGTTATTCAGGTCGTCCAGATAGCCGCTTAAAGTTGTTCCCCTTGGGGTTATAGGCAGCGCTGGATTAGTGACCTTGTTTATCAGGTCTTTAGGCACTACCCCCTCCTGCCGTCAGGACGCATATCCATTCTAGTTGCGCCCAACTTCCACGTTACTCCTGTAGCTGTAGATTCAATTTTGAACGACATTTGTCGTCCCCGTACACGAATAAACACGTCCCCGGTATACGCTTCTATAGGCGCTGTGGCTGTTCTAGTAACCGTAGCACTACTGTTACCTCCTACTGAAGCGGGACTATAGCGCCCGGAACCTGAATTTTCTAAAGGATTTAAAGTTAAAGTAGCGGCTGGCGAATCTACCGTAGACCCATCAAATGTCATGTCAGGCAGCACACGATTGACCAACATAAAACGATCCCCCTCATCCAGATCAAACTGGGCAGAAGTAACACTTGCAGTGATGGCTGCGGGTGTACCTGTTTCGTTGTTATCTACACCTTTTTCATGGCTCACTAACTTGTTGTTAAAGGTAGCTGCTAAAGGATGTGTACGAAGGTCGGAATCCATCCACGCTGATCGAGCTAAGTTACCGTAATACCAGACATTATCCACATAATTATATACAACATACCGGTCATTCTGAGTAACCCCACCAGAACAATAAAACCACCATATTTCATCGAATTCCTCATTGGAACCACAAACAAGTTGATCATACTGGTCTGTATTAAAATCATTAAATACATAACTACGCACTTCGCAAGGTAGTGTTTTAACCGTGCCATCGTAGAAATAAAACTTATTCGTACCCATCCAGTAAGCAATATTATTAGAGTATATCGCCGCATTTGGACTGGCAATCGTAGTATTAGAACCTAAAAGGGTCGCACCCCATACCTCCGGGGCACCCAGATACTGAAAACCGTATATCGCTGCGTCTGTCCAAACCAAGACTTCCTGCCGTGCTTGGATAGCTTGAATTATTGTAGTCCCTTCAGAAAGACTTAAACTGCCGGATTGGTTGGTAGCCGTAGGGTTCCAATCGCTTATATCTTCTTGATCTGACCACCTTATAAGCATAGGATCAAGGCTAGAACTACCTACCGCATTAACCCCAAAACAGAATGCAAACCTAAAAATATCAGA